TGGAGTGAAAAGAGCATGCCCAACTTCATGGCCGACCAAAAGGTCGTATAAATGATTAGGCATATCTTTCCAGACAGGAAGGATTAAGCAACGATTTTTTAGATCAAACATAGCAGTCTTAACTTGCTGATGTTGAATATCTAAATCTTCGATTGCTAACAGTTTTGCTAGTTTTTCTTTTGATTCAATTTTCATCATATATAGTACTCCTCAATTGTTAGAAGAATTATAGCAAATTTCAACATTATATACAAGGAAAAAGTTCGTCTGTAAGTGGTTGTTTTATAACGAGTTATAAAGATTATTGTAACTAGTTATAAAATAAGGAGTTACAGAACTGTGTCCATAACTCCTTTATTTATAAGTACTTAGACTACTTAATATCTATCGTTTTAGTCTTTTCTGATTCTTTTTTAGGCAATCGAATATATAAAATGCCTTCTTTCATCTCTGCTGATACTTTTTCAGCATTAACAGATCGTGGAAAGTTCCGGAATGATTGTTCAGTTTTCACACCATAAAATTGTGAATCTGAATCTGATACATCTTTCTTACACTTAACAGTAAGTACGCCCTCTTTAAATGTAAGATCAACATCTTTCTTAGTCATTCCCGGCATAACAATATCCAATGTATAAGCTTCATCTGTTTCATCCCAACGATACTTATTCTTTGGTCTATGTGTAACACCGGTAGTCCAAGGGTCATTATTCATTAGATAATTATCAAAGCGATCCCAATTTGCCCATGTAGGGAAAATATCATTAAAAAAATTATCGTGTTTTATTAAACTAGTCATGTCATTTCTCCATAAAAGTTAAAGTTTATTGACAGTTCTCTGCCATCTATATATATTATAAGATCGCGAAACGCGTTTGTCAAGGTCATTGCCAAAAAAACTTTATCTTTCCTGTACAAGTAGGTCGAGTATCCTCTGTGGTACAAGGAGCTTTCTTATCACCTACAAGATGATCTATTGGCCACCACTTATACGGGTCAACTATAAAAAATAGCACTAAGATTAATATAATAATCACAATTTTATATTTATTCATAAATTCCAATCTTCGATTATAATACTCATTATCAATACCAAAAATGTCAATCTTATCTTATATCCTTTTATTTGATTTTTGTTAGGATAAGATTAAACTTTTGTTAGTTTTTGTAACGATTAACTAAAATATTTATCTAACACCTGAAGCTGCTCGTCATACCTCGCAAGTGATTCCACTTCTTTAGAAATGGTTTCTACATGATCTGGATGCTCAGCAACACCTACATTATTCATAATCAGATTTTCGATATTCATCTTATGCTTTTCAATATGACCAACATAATATGCTCTTAAAGCTGCTAATAGTTGCTCTCTCATTTTACTTCCTCCTTTTTAGGTTTTTGTTGTTTTTTACTATAACCATCTTTATACCAACCACCACCCTTTAATTGAAAAGATGGCGCGCCAATATCTCTTACCATAACACCACTACAACCTTCTTGCTCACAAAGAAATTTCTTATCTCTGTGTTTTACACCTTTCAAATAATCATCATTAAATCCACACACACTACACTTATATGTATATATAGGCATTATTTCACTCTATTAAAAAATCTTCTAATAATATACACTCTAATAATAGATGTAACAGTCAATATCATTACTATTTGAACATTCTGAAACAAAGTAATATCTATATCATACATTGGAAAAATTAACAACTGCACAGCCAAGGCCACAAAAAACCCAGATATAACTGTAGTAAACGATTCTATCAAACTTTGAAATTTACTCTGTTTCATTCTCTAGTTATCTGTGTAAAATTTTTAACTTTCTCAACCACCAATTTGTCTGGAAATTTATCATCAAGTATATCCAATTTATGTGATATAATAAACAAATTAGTATTCTTTAATATATTAAACAACTTCATTAAATCATCCACTCCAGCTTGATCTAAACTTGCATCAAACACCTCATCTAATATTAAAAGATTTACATTGACAGAATTCCTCATTGATGCAATATCTCGCCATGTCAATAACAAAGCTATATCAATACGTTTCTTTTCTCCTTCTGAAAAAGAATAATAAGAAAACTGATCTCTGTGTCTACTCTTAATAGTTTCTTGAAAATTCTCATCTAATTGAAAATTAACAAAAAAGTCCATATCTTTCAGATAATCATTTACATGCTTATTAATAACTGGAAGATACTTCTTAATAATTCGTGTTTTAATACCAGTATCATTTAAGATATTACTTAAAACATCATAATAAAATTTCTGATCTACATACTGAAACCTTGTTGTTTTAGATTCATCCAATTCTTTTGTTAGAATGTTTATGGAACTTGTTTCAGCTTCTCTTTCTAATGATTCCAACTCCTGACTCAACTTTTGTATAAAAATATTATGAGCTTGTATGTTACTCTGCTTCTGTACTACTTGTGATTCTTCTTTCTGTATCTCTTGTGTACTCTTAGATATTTCTCCGATTCTTTCATACACCTTATTAACTTCTTTTGTAATTTGTCTCAGGCCATGATTCATTTCATCAATGCCTTTACCAACTTCTATTAACTTATTATTTTTAAACTTTTCGTCAATTTCTTGTTCACAAGTAGGACAATTAAGTTTTTCCTCAAAAAACTTTTTATCTTTAGTAAATCTTTTTAAATTTTTAGATATTTGAGAACGATACTTATCTAACTCCTGGCTCTTCGTTTCGACAACCGTTTTATCTTTAATAGAACTTAACAAACCATCTATCCGTTCTTGATGACCAACTATCTCTTTATTTAATTTCTCTATCTCTTGTTCTGTTTCTTTAATCTTGTCTAAATCAGATTTACGTTTTTGTTTAGACTCCTCTGCCAACGCCTTCATATGTTTTTCGTGTAATACAATCTTCTCTTGAAGAAGCTTTATCTGATAATCCAACTCATTCATTTCTTCTTTCAAAGTTATAAGACGATCTTTTAATAAAGTTTTCATAACAGAAAATATACCAATATCGAGTATATCTTCTATAATGATTCGTCTATCATTAGCTGTTAATTGCATAAACGGAACAAACGAAGCAGAACCTAATACAACAATCTGTGTAAACGATTTAAAATTTAACTTTAATACTTTTTCTTCAAGATACTTTTGATAGTCCATAGACTTTGCATCTTGATTAACCAAAACACCATTAAGATAAATTTCAAATAAATTTGGTTTTATTCCTCTGCGTACTTTCCATTCACTTGTACCAACAGAAAATTCTATTTCTGTAAGAGTATCTCTTTCATTAACAGAATTAACTAACTGGCCTTTATTAACTTTCTTGAATGGTTTACCAAACAAAGAAAAAGTAATTGCATCAATTAAAGTAGATTTACCAGCCCCATTCTTACCAACAATTAACATCATTGGTTCTTGGTCTAATTTTACTTCTATGAATCTATTACCAGTTGCTAAAAAGTTTTTCCACCTAACAGATTTCAGTAGAATCATTTATTCATCCATGTTAAGAGCTTCATTATATAAAATCTGCAATAACCTTTTTACTTTTGTTTTTTCCACACGTTTGTCATTATCTAGTGCCATACCATCTACATACTCCTCAAGAAAAGTAGCTGTATTACCAACCTCCACATCTTCTCCTTCTTCATCAGAATACCTTGCCGTATATTCAGACAAGTCCTCTAATATAATTAAATCTATTGGATTTGCTTTATACATTCTATCCAAGAATGATTCAAACTCTGGAATTTTAGTTTTATTCTCAACAATCAGTTTAACAATTTTATTCTTATAAAAATTCGTGTCTAATGATTTAAAATCAGTTGCATAATTTTCATCATCATAATATATTTTTTCAAACAACCGATACTTATTCTGTATAAAGTCTATCTGTCTTGTTTCCGTATCAAATACATGAAATCCCTTCGGATCATCATAATCATTCCAAGTAATCTCATATGGAGCTCCAAGATAATGTATATTACCTTTACTAGACTTATGATGATAATGTCCAGACGCAACAAACTCATAACCCTTAAATATACTTGGTTTAAGACCATCACCAGCTACATAATTCTTATACATAGCAAACCCTTCAACTTCTAAATGTCCTAATGCAACTTGTGCTTTAGAGTGTTTGATAAAGTACATTGTCTTTTCATAATTCTCAGAATTAATCCAAGGAATCAAATCAATAACTGTACCATCAATACATATCGTTGAAGCTTCTGAATATACTTCAATATTAGGATAATGACCATATAATAAATCAGAACTATTAACACTATTTGTATTTCTATAATAAGTAGAATGATTGCCTACAATAGAATGTAATTTAATATTTTTTTCTGCAAACACATCAAAGTAATATTCTTTTACTTTTTCTAATATAGAAAAATTAACATATTTTCTACGATCAAAAGTATCACCCAAATCTATTACTGTATGTATATTATGTTCTTCTAAATATGGAAAAAAATGATTAGTATAAAACTTTTCTATAAAATTATTAAAAGAATTACTATCACTCTTACCACCGAAATGTTGATCTGTAATTAAAGCTATTTTCACTTATGCTTAAACTCCCACTTATACTTACATCTTGTACACTCAAAAAGTTGTATTGCTTTTCCATCAGAACCGCGTTCAACATCAAAACTACAATTAGTAAATGCATAATCTGGTTCGTGGTCTTTACATTTGGGACATTCTTGAAATATCATTACATTATAATCGTTTACCACTTATCATCTCCTTGACGATATTGGAAACTACAAATTTTAAATTTTTAAATTCACGCAATCTTCGTAAAGTATATGGTAGCCAATCTGTACCAAATGGAACATATAGTCTAACACAATATCCCTCTTTTTGCAAGGAAAAGCTTAAATCACGCCGTATACCATACAACATCTCAATAAATAAATCGTGTTTTTCAATATTAAAAACAGTCAAATAACTACATATTTTGCCTATTAACTTTGCATCATGTGTTCCTAAGGCTGGTATTGGTGTTGTGTCATTCGTATAATGATAATATGAACGACATCTATCTGAAAGTAAACGCATAGCCTGTTTCACATATACATCATGCAATAATCTTTTTTTCTGATATGCTTTTGTAATATCTTCTTTATATGCACCCTTCACCAAACGAACAGATATTCCTTTATCCATCATATATCCCAAATCTTTATCTGTTCTATATAAATTTGATTGAAGTGCTATTCCAATATTCGGATATTGTGTTCTTAATTTAAGAGCTAAATCAATTGTACCTTGTGTAACAGTTGAATCTTCCATATCCAAACGGACAGTCATTCCATGCAAATAAGCTTTATATACAATATCGTTTAAACGTGCATAACATTGTTTTTTATTTAATAACAACCCCAGCTGTGTTGGTTTAATAGAAATATCCAACGGATAATTAGTCAGTTCATAATAATTAATTATATCAATATACTGGTCTAAAGCTTTATCACATTGTTTTTCAGTCTTACTAATCTCACCAAGATAATCAATAGTTATATCATAACCATCACTTATAAGTTGACTAATTACAGGTTTAGCAGACTCAAAATCTCTACCTGCAATAAATCTTTTTGCAAATGGATATATTAAACTTTCAATATTCATCACATAAATCTCTCAACACCCTTTATTTTATTTTTTTTCTTTTGAGATTGATATGGTGATTCTGCATATTTCTCATGTGTGCGTAGATATTCAATATATGTTGTAACACGTTTTTTATCATCTTCTCCGGCTGCATTTACTTCTTGCAATATTCCAGATCGTTCTACATACAAATACTTCAAATGCATCTGTTTCTTTTCTTTTTGTATTCTACGAACAAATGCATGATGTATAATCTGTGTAAAATAAGAAAACGGATTATGAGACTTTTCTGGATTAAAATTATGTGCATAAAGTAAACAGTTCTCTATTCCATCACTTACTAAGTCATCACGAAAAGTATAGTTAATGAAGTTTGGTTTCCAAGTCAAGTTCTCTGAAATCTTGAGAAAACATTCTGCTATATATTCAGTACAAGGTGGATCAGGATCCTCCACTTCTCTTGCATCAAGAACTTGTTGCTTCCACTTCTTCATTTCTTTAAAAAACTTTTCATTATCGACATAATGTTTTGGATTGGCCATTATTTAACTCCCTCTATTGAATCAGCACCAATCAACTTATGTATGTAATTGTATACATCCTCTACATCATCCATGTTATCACCTTGTCGAAAAACATCTTTATCTAAAGACTTACCATCCTTTGTCCAGATTCTTTGACTATCACAAGTAATTTCATCAGCTAATATAATCTCTCCCATTTCTTTAACACCATCAACAATACTAGAAGTAACACCAAATTCATACTTGGCATCCACTAGTCTAAGATCATATTTTGCCCAAAAATCTGTCATAAGCTTATGGACAATATGTGCTTGTTCTTTCATTTGTCTTAATTGATCTCTAGTAACCCAATTCATTTCGACTGCAACATCTTCATTCACTAAAGGATCATGTAATTCATCACATTTCAAAAACAATTCTAGTAATGGTGAACGAAATATCACACCCTGTTCAACAGCATATCGTCTACATATGCTACCGGCACTAATATTCCGTATAACAACTTCTACTGGAATAATATCTACTTGTCTTACAAATTGTTCATTTGTTTCTGGTGAACTAAGATAATGAGTCTTGACTTTATGTTCGTGTAAGTATTCAAATATCTTTTTTGAAATAGTACAATTCAAACGACCCTTGTTGGCCATAGTATCTTTCTTTGCACCATCACCGGCAGTTATATCATCTTTAAATACCATCAATAATTCATTAGGAACACCTGTTGCATACAACACTTTTGCTTTTCCTTCATACATCTTAAAATTTTCAGTAGTCATATTTTATTTTACTCCGGTTGAACCAAGGCCTCCACCTCGATTTTCAGTTTCAGATTCAAGTATATGTGTAGCTTTATCAATTTCTTGTAACTGTGGTTGTTCTACTGGTTTAATAACCAACTGTGCTATTCTATCACCCTTTTTAATTTCATATGCCCACTTGCTATGATTAATCAAGATTACTTTCAATTCATCACGATAACCAGAATCAATAGTGCCAGGTGTATTCAATACTTGCAAACCATGTTTTGCAGCCAAACCAGATCGTGAACGAACTTGTCCCTCATACCCGTGTGGTATAATAATGAAAAGACCTGTACCAACAGTAGTCCAATGGAAACCAGTCACTTGTGTATCTTCATTAGAACGAATATCCATACCTGCATCACCTATATTTTTAAATGATGGTAATGGATTATCTGTTTCTCTATAAATTTTAATTTGTAATCTACCAAATTTATCAATCATTATCTGGCCAGTCCTTTTCATTAATACCTACGCATGTTGAAGGTGTAGAGTGAACTGAATACTCTGTTTCAATTTTTGCAGGACGATTAATCTTATAAGTTTGTATCTTTTTACATTGTTCACACTCATAATACCTATACCATTGTTTATGAGTAATACCCTCAGCTATCTGTTTGCAAGATTTCAGCTGACAATTCGGACATTTCCTCTTTGTTTTCATAATCGTTTACAACCTCTCTTAATTCATTTTTAATTTGAAACTTTTTCTTACCTCGTTTTTGTCGTTTTTTTTGTTTTGATTTTTCAGTTACATTTTTTCTGTAAGTTTTACCCATTTTACATACTATCTCCTCTATTTATTATTTATATAGTTTATATAGTTACTTGTTGAAAATTATAGTCAAATTTCTCATCAGCATATATTTTGACGCGTTCTCTCCAATGTTTCAGTCCGTAATTGTCTCGTTTTTTCCAATGCAGATCATCAACTATATCATATAATACTGCTTGGTTATCTTTATCATCTAATCTTAATATTCTACCAATAGACTGTAAATTTCTAATCTTGGCCTTGTACGGGTGTGCAAATATTAATGATTGTAAATTTTTAATATTAACACCCGTTGATAGAACACCAGATGATGCAATTATGATTGCATCTTTACATTTCTCTGTGATAGCACGAATTGTCTCTCGTTCTTCCACATCAGTTTCACCAGCTATGAAAAATACATCTCTTTCTTTAGACTTACTTTCCATTAACTTCTTTAATACTTTACCATGCTTTTCTACATAATTAAACAGAATTAATGTATTACCTTGTTGGTCTAATGCAAGATTACAGATAAAGTTATTGCGTCTATTATGTGATACGATAAAATCTATTTCTTCTTTATATGTTGATTTCTTTTGTGAATCTCTTTCAGCCTCTGGATACTGCATCAACAAACATTGAATCTTTAAATCAGATATATGTTTATCTTTCATTAATTGTTTAGAAGTTACTGCTTTATAAACTTGTCCAAACAACCCTTCTAATACAAATTGATGTGTTTTAGATTCAGTCAATGTTCCAGTAGTTCCAAATCTATATCGACAACTCACCATCTTTTCAAGAATACCTTTTAATGAAGTTGCACTACATAAGTGAGCCTCATCACCAACTACCATACCAAATTGTTTAAAGTATGGAACTCCAAGACGAAACAATGATTGCCAAGTTGAAATTACAATCTGTTTATCTGTTTTCTTATCTCGACCAGAATATATCATATGACATTGACTTTTACCATCCCACTTATCGTGTGAAGAATAGTCCAAGAAATCGTTATACATTTGTGTAACCAGATTAGTTGTTGGTACAAGTATCAGTATTTTATCATTATCTAAGAAATGTTGATGCCATCTTATTAATGAATATATAACTAAACTTTTACCAGATGATGTTGGTGAAAGTAAAAGAGCTCTCTCTTTCTTTACACAATGAGTAAATGATTCTATTTGATAGTCTCTTGGTATGATTGGTTTGTTCTTACAATGAAGATTCAAAGACTTGAAGAAATCATCAATATTTTCTTTAGATAAACCAGAGGTGGGTGTAATACTTATTAAATCACTTTTAACTGGATAATTTCTTTTCATAGCAAACTTCATAAGATGGTCATATAAACCAGTATAAAGTTGCTGTGTCTTTATATTAAATAAACGAATCTTGCCATCCCATATCTTATTTCGATACTGTGGCATAAATTGAAAGCCCGGGACTTGAAATGAAAAATATTCATTCAGTTCCTGAGCAATATGTCTTTCACAGGAAATCATTAAAAATGTTTCATTCTGTTTTCCAACAGTTATCATAATTAAAAAGCACCACCCATAAACTTTTGGTGTTCAAGTGCGTTCTTTATATTAAAAGATTTATTTTGCATTACCTTTCCAGCTTCCACTACCAGTTTTAATTTTTCAGTCTGTGCCATTATTCGATCTTGAATTTCATTTAAAGTTGAATCTGAATCCAAGAAAATATTAATATCTGTTTTTAAAACTTTATGGTCAAATGGTTCTTTATCATATACTTCAGGATCTGCTTTTCCCATATAGTACATCCATCTATTATATCTCGCAACATTATATTCTTTTTCAAGAAATCGCAAACGCAAAGCTTCATCATGGGCCATTTGCTGATACTTGACTGCTTGCTCAGGAATCTTAAGCGACTCAACATCCAGTTGAGTATGGTCTATTTTTTTATCTTTTTCTAATTGGATTTTTATATCATCAATTTTCATACAACTATAATAACATATTAGAAATGAAAATGCAAGGAAAAGAAATGTTCATATAATCTTGACTATATCAAACATTCCACGAAAGTTAAAAGTCGCGTCAACAGCAATAGGATCCATGCCTGTGGGTGTAGAATCAAACATAATTGAACCTAACGAGGTAGGAAAAACATCTGTAAAAGTAATTTTATAATTTGGATTCGATTTATTAGTATGAAGAACAATATCTAAATCAGAGTATTTGCTCATTTCTTTTGAAGCAGCTGATGGTTCTTCCAACGCTGCAAACTGTTCATAATTTCTAGGAAAACCAAGTGCTGTCATCCAGTTGTATATCTCAATATAATTCTGCAAATCTTCATCTAATATAAAACTAAGACTCATTGCTTCATATGTAAGAGTATCACCTTCAAGTGCTGTGTTCATAAAAGGGCTGGCTTCATGTGTTTCACCAAGAACGACTGAGGGTAAATTGACTCGTTGACAAAAATACTGCACATTAGGAAGTCTTGAAAAACTAATATCAAAGCTAATAACATTTAATTGATTCAGATTAGTGGGCTGTGAATCTGTGATTTTACTCATTTATTTTTCTCTGTTAATATTTCAACATCTTTAATATCTTCTTCTGTTATATCTTCAATATTTATACCATTATTTTTAGCTAGTCTACGTTTATACCATTCTTTAATTTCTTTTGCTTTCTCTTTTAAATCCATTTTTTATAACTCCTTGTTATATATATTTATACTTGAACCATCACGACATACATAATATAACATAAAGAAAAGCCCAATACAAGGAAAAAGTTAAGAATAATTGATGCCTTTTCTATTTAAATGCATCCGGTTAACTTGGTGTTCTATT